TAAAATAATATTGTCTAATTATTATGATTATAATACTCATCAAAGCTTAATAGATTTTATAAATTCTTATATATATACTAAGAATAGAGATATTGTTAAAATATTAAAGAATGATAAGACGTTAGTATATGAAAATGAGAATATATTTAAAAAATATTTTTCTATTGTTGATAATGTAGATTCTATATTATTGAGAGTTAAAAATATAGAAGTAGTGGATGAATTTTTTGAGTCTAATAAAAATAGTAATAGAAAGTATTTAATTAAGCTATTAAAAACTTATGGTTGGATTATTAGTGATTATAATCTATACGATGATATAGACCAATACATTACAATTCAATCATTGTATCCTGATATGGGTATTATTAGAGAAGATTTATTGAAGATGATAAATCTTTTTAATGAACAACGAATTTTAACTAAATATAGATTAAGTGGAACAGGTTTAGAATATAGTTCAAATTCTAAAATCTTAATATTAAATTATAATCAAGATTTTATTTACACCATCTGCAGTAAAAAATATTTAGATAAAAATTTAAGAGTAGCTTTATCTTTAAAATCTTATAATGATATTATTACTAATATAGATACAGATGGTATGGAAATATTTAATGATTTAGAATATACGGGAAAGTTGGGACGAATATTCGATACTACAAACTTTAATCCATATTCTTCTGCAGAAGATACTGAATTAAATTATACAGAGTATCAAACAATGTTAATAGAATTACCTTATAATTATAATGATACATTATTAATATTAGAATCATCTATTGAAGATTTATTAGATACTAATTTAAATGTAGCTAAAGTAGTTAATAATACTTATGAAACTAATATAGAATGGTTAGATAAATTTTATTTTAATGATAATTGGTTAATACATAAAGAATTATTGCAAATATTTTTAGGTAATACTATAAATGAATATTCATCAGAAGAAAATATAAGATATATACAAAATTTATATAAGTACATTGATATGAGTTACAATAAAGCTTTAGAATTAAAAGAAAAATCTTATGGCATATATGACGATGACTTGAAACAAGGAATTAAAAATATACAAAAAGCTAATGGGGTTCTTTATTGTAATGGAACAGTAGATACTCAAACAGAAGAATTATTATTAAGAGGAAGTGAGGAATAATGCCTTATACAGTTCAACCTAGTAAATTACCTGGATGTAGTATAACTAATTTACAAACGAATAGTAGTTTTACATTACCTTGTTATCCAGATGATATAAGTATGAGTGTAGGTGCTAATTGGGCAGAGACGCAAGGTTATGGACGTTCAGAACCAATTACTGCTTATGCTGGAACTAATTTTATAAAATACAGTTTTACCATAGGTCTTCATAGAGATTTTTGTGAAGCTAAAGGTTTAAATTTTGATACATTATTAGAAGCCTTAGAGAATACTATATATGCAAAATATGGCAAAGGTGCTGAATATCGTTCTCCTTTAACTGCTTTTACATTTGGTAAGTTTCATATAGAAGGTTCAGTAACAAGTTTAGATGTTTCGTATAAAAAACCTATAGATTATTTGGGTAGATATGTATATGCTGAAGTTAGTATATCAATAACAAACATACCCGAAAAACTACCTTCTTATAATGATTTTAATAAGAATTGGAATGTGGGGTAAAAATTAAATGTTAAATTTATCTAAAAGTTATATAAAATCTATAAAAGACCAAAGAGAAGAAATATCATATTCTAGTCCAAGAGTGTATGACATAATAGATAGTAGATATAAGAATACTAATTTGATTTCAGATTTTAAGAATAACAAATTATATCATTCCATAAGATTTAGAGATATTTATGAAGAAACTTCTAATGATAAATATTTCAAAGTAACATCTAGAGAACAGGATAGATTAGATATAATAGCACAAGATTATTATAATGATGCAAGTATGTGGTGGATTATTGCTTATGCAAATAATCTCACTAATTGTTTTTATATTCCTATTGGAACTATATTAAGAATACCATACATTGTTAATCTAGTCTATTAAGGAATTAAATTATGAGTTATATTGTAAGCGATAAAACTAAAAAATGGATTTCTGATAATTCTACTAAAATTGAAGGTAAATACGCACAACAGAATTCTTACGAAGACGAAAAGAATAGAGAGAAAACTGAAGGCACAGTTAGTGCTGTTATTAATAATATTTTCGGTATAGTCAGTGGTTCTTATGGTGGGTATTCTTTTAATAATATTTCACAATTAGAAGATTTATCATATATTGGCATAGACTTATTTTCTAATACGACTATAACTTATAATGGTAAAGATATTAAAGTACCGAAATATGTTTGGAAAGATTATGCTGAATATGTAATATCTAATAGTACTAAATTTGACGATAACATAGTATATCAAGCCTCTTCATACATAACTGGTCAAATTGGATTAGATGATGCTATATTAAAGAAATATAGTGATGCTATACTCGAAACAACTGATGGAAAAACACAAAAAACACAACAACAAATTTCAGAAGAAAAGCTTACAAAGTGTTTAACTGAGTTACAAAATATAAATACAAATGGAATTGGTTATACTCCATTCGTAGTACTAAAATTAATTGGTTATAAATATAGTGGAAATAAGAGAATAATCAATTCTCAGACTGTAATTGATAGTAGAGATACCAATCAAGCAATTAGTACTTATTTCAATTACAAAAGAAATGGTACTGGACAAGCAAATGAGTTTGAAATTGCTGTATGCTTTTCGCCACACGAAAGAGCTAAATCATTATTAGATGAAAAGAATCAAATTAATCCAAACACTTTGGAATCTATTTTAACTCAAATTTGTATTGCATCTAAACAAGGCACTGATGACAATAAGAATAAAAATAGTATAATGGAATCTGAAGATTCTGATGAACAAGAATTTGATTTAGATGATTTGCGTGCTACACTATGGTCTTGTAAATTACAAGTGGGATATACAGTAGATGGTCAAGATTCAATTATTTCACCTGAGTATAATACATTGGTTACTGATTATAAATATGAATTCATTGAAAATCAATTAGTATATACAATTCAGGGCGTAAGTTCTGTTATGGAACTTGCTACTATGGATAAATTTAAACATAGAGCTTTTGCTTGTACTGAAGAACCTATTGCTTCCGCTTTAGAAGTATTTTTGCAGCAATTAGATGAAAACAATGAATTGAATAAGTTTAAGGTTGCGTGTGGAAATTTACCTGATGGTAATCCTATATTTACAAAATTAGATATAGAACACGTCTTTAATTCACAGAATATCAATTCTCCAATTTCTTGTAAATGCACAAAAAATTTTAGAGATACTGCTAAGTATGAATTATATAATCCCAAAGAATCTAAAAACAATAATGTATCAACAGATAATGAAATAGATTTTGAAAAGATTATGGAAAATGGCATACCAAAATCTAATAAAGATATGTCTCTATTTGGTAATTTAGAAGAATTATTATCTTTTGCAACACTAAGAAATAGTTATTTAAAAAACTATAGTGGTAAATTTGATTATACAATATTAGATTCAAGTAAAGATAATTATGATTCTATATTATACATAACATTTAATGAATATAGTAAGGGTTTTGAGGATGAGACTGTAAAAGATAGTGTATTTACATTTAGATGGTTAGACACACCAACTCCTCATAGTATAGTTAAAAATTTTCAAGTTAATGAATCCGGGGCATATATAAAAGCTGCAATTAATACTAAAACTAAAGCTCTTATGGAAGAATTATATTTTGTAGATAATGAGGGAAAATCTTATCTATTATCAGATACAGATGATATTACTACTGAATCTGGAGAATTCGCACCTTGGTATAATATTATAAAAGAAAGTATTTATAAAAAAGCTCTAAGAAATTTAGGTAATTACAAAGCTTCTTTAACATTGATTGGAGTCCCAGCTGAAATTTTAATATTATCAACAATTAAAATTGAAGTTTATATGGATGGAATGGAACATTTTTCATCTGGATATTATAGAGTTATTTCTATTCAAGATACTTTCGATACAAGTGGTTATCAAACAACGTTAGAGTTATTGAAGATTACAGAAAAGACTGATATTGATAAATTAGCTAAAGATTTAAAATTATTAATACAATCATCTTATAAAAATTCTAAAGTTCTTACTAATGAGGAATTAAGTGAGGACCAAATTATAAATTCTAGCAAAGATTACTATACCAAAGTAAAGAAAAGTTCTAAGTTAACTAAATATTGGAAAAAACAATACGAAAAATATAAGAAGGATGAGAAAGAGAAGAAAAAATCTGATAGAACTAATTTTACATATAGACAATTTATTGGTTCCGAATATAATTTTGCCTCCGCTAGCGATTCAGATGATGTTAAGATTATAACAGAAAAAGATTTAGATAGTAATGGTAATATTAAAAAGAAGAAATAATTATGAGTAAATTAATAACAGCTAAAGTATTATCAGAAAGAAAATATGGTGATAAAGATAAAGTGAAGATAATTGTACCTTCACGTGTTTCACCTGAAATTTATGATAATGATGGTATAGACCCTAATAATGAAAATAATGATTATACTCAAGAGGCTATGGTTGCTTGTAATAATAATCTTGCAAAAGACGATTTAGTTTGGATTAGTTATCTGGATAAAGACAAGACTCAACCTGTTATTGTAAGTCCTTATTGGGGAAAAACAGATTCAGATAATTTCAATGAGAATCCGGGTAAAGACCCTAGCGACCCTAATACAGACTTATTAGAATGTGGTGTAAAATTAGCAGACTTAGGTGTTGTAATAATGTCTTATGGAGAAGCAACTCAACCCATTTCTAAATTAAATCAAGATGATATTAAGGGAATGATTAAAGATGAGTTCTATGCTATGTGTGATGGTAAAACCGCTATTGGTATAAGACAATGGACAGATGGCAGTGATTCTAATAGAGCGACAAAAGCATATAAATATATTTATGAAGAAACTAAAGACAGAGCTAAAAAATTAGGGGGTACAGGTAAATTAAGTAGAGACTCAGTTAATACTGTAAAAAAAGTAATATCATCTGAAGATGGTAGAGAAGCTCAATACAACTATGCTTTAAATGATGACCCTACAGAACCTATTTCTAAACTTATTGATTCTATAGTTAAACAGGGAATTAAAGATAATGCTTGCATTCTTTATTTTATGGATATCTGTAATCAATATGGTGCCGGAATGGAGAATAAAAATAGAAAGAAATTTATTAAAGCCTATAAAGATTTAAGTAAAAAGAATCTTAAAAATTTCCATAATAAGATGATGTCTATGGACCCAGGAACATATGCGTCTAGACGTAAAAATACTTATAAAAATGTCAAGATGATGCAAGATGCTGGTTGGTTAAAAGGTAAAGCTGGTAATCTTGAGAATGTTTTTGATAATGATGATGGTGCTAATGAAAAAACTGGTTGGGTATTTCCAATATCTGATAAAGATGGTAAATTTAAACTTGACCAGAAATGGAGATATAAAGATGGTGTAAGATTTGCTCATAAAGATGGTAAGAGCGAGGGCAAAAAAGCAGTAGCAATGTACAAAGGTAAGGTTAAAAAAGTTGAAGTTGTAGGTCAATCTTATACTATAGGAGTAGAATTAAGAACTAAAAATAGTAATGAAAAACATTATGTTGAATATCATTCATTATATAGTAAGTCTGTAAAAGAAGGAGACAACTTAAATAAAAATGACACAATAGGAACTCTTAATTCCAATGGTTTATTAATAAAAGTTCATAAGAATAAAAGTAAAAGTAGTTCCTATGTAAATCCCGAAGAATATATAGGAAGTAATGTAGTTTTTGGAGGTGGAGGAGGATTTGGGGGTAATCCCGATAAATTTATTTGGTATTATCAATGGATAGGTGGTTATTATTATAAACATAATTATGGTAGTGCCATCGGTAATAATTCTCAAGCAGCTTGTGGAATATTTTCATTAGCTATGGCTTGGACAAACTTTTCGGGAAATTACAAATCTTATATACCAACAAAAATGAGCAATGGAAAAGGTACAGGTATTGCTCAAAAATGGGGAGCAATAGCTAGAGACGGTAATTTAAGAGGTAATAACGATAGTGGAATATCAAAAGCTACAAATAGTCATAAGAAACAATTAGGTTGTACTGCTAAATACTACGGCAAAGGATTATCTGTTAAAAAAGTAAAGAGTGTACTTAATAAGGGTGGTATATTGCTTTGTCGTATTGGCGAAGGTACTTTAGGTTATCAAGGGCATTTTTTGGATATTACAGGTATGACTAAGAGTGGTAAATTAATATTAGCAGACCCAGGTAAAAAAAGTACAGCATATTATAAATATAAGGATGCCGGTGGTAAAGGTTCTGTAAAAGGAACATCTCACGGAGTATCTACAGACTGGTTATCGCGAGTTACTTATTATTATACATTTTTACCTTATAAAGGATAAATCATTATGTCAAAAGAACTAGAATTTATACCTGCCAAATGTCTTGAAGAAAGAGATTGTGGTGATAAACAAAAAGTTAAAATAATAGTATCTACTAGATGTTCTCCAGAAATTTATGATAATGATGGTATAGACCCTGTTACACAAGAAGACTTTACTCAAATGGCTGTTGTTGGTTGTAACAATAAATTGGGTAAAGGTTCAATGGTTTGGATTAGTTATTTAGACGATAATGATTCACAACCCATTATCATAAGAGTATTTCACGGTAAAACCGATTTTGATACTTTTAACTTTGGAGATTCTACAGGACCTAATAGTAATGATGACCCTAATGCTCTACAATTAGAATGTGGCTTATCATTAGCTGATTTAGCGGTAGATGTAGTTGCAAGTGGCGAATTAAATTATGAATGGTCATCTTTAGACAATAGAATAAAATCAGAATGTTTTACATATGCCAAAAGTAAATCTTTAGGACTTAGACATTGGAATGGTTCTAGAGCGAAATCAGTTTTAAACTATGTTTATAAACAAGACAAAGAACAATCGAAAAAGATTGCTGATAAATATAATAAACAAGTAAAAGCTTATGATGGTAAATCAAAAGTAAACGATGAAGTTTTATCTAAAATAAGTAGAATATTGAGTACTTCATATGGTCAAGAAGCACAAAGAAAATGTGCGAGAACTGGGGAAGGAGATACAGGAACAAGCCTAGGAGAAATTATACAATATGGTTCTAAACAAGGTATAACAAATAATGCTAGCTTATTATTATTTGTAGAAATGTGTAATGATTACACAGGTAAAAAAGACCAATGGAATAAACTTGCTGAATATGGCAAGGGTAAAGTTTCATTTACAGATTATTATAATACTTTAAAAGATAAGAATCCTAAAGTTAAAGGTTGTAAAGGACCTATGGAATCTAAAGAAGATAAAGTTAAAAGAAAATCTGTTTATCATAATATTAAAATGATGGAGGATGCTGGCTGGTTAAAAGGTAAATCAGGAAATTTATCTAATGTAACAAATGCTAGTTCATCGAATGAAACTACTGGTTGGTTATATCCTGTATCAGATAAAAATGAAGAATTTAAAATTACAGGTAAGTGGAAAACTAGTAATGGTATTAAGATAACTAGTAGTAAGTCTGAAGGTAAAATTGCTGCAGCAGTTTATACAGGAACAGTTAAAAAGATAGAGACTAAAGGTCAAACAGTAAATGTATATATTCAATTTAGAACAAAAGATAATAAAAAACATTATGTAGAATATATAGGTTTACAAAAAAGTGATGTTGCTAAAGGAGAAAATGTTTCAAAAGGTGCTTCTATTGGTAAGTTAACATCAAACGGTTTAATCTTTAGAGTTCATAAAACAAATAGTAAAGATAGTGCCTATGTTAATCCAAATGATTATATAGGAAGTAATAAAAAAGAAGATACTGAAACTTCTAAATTATCAGGCAAAACTAAGAAGACTGTCACTATTCCAAAAAGTGTTAATCAATGTGGTTTAACTCAAGACTTTACGAATTATGATAGAGACTTAGGTGGTTGGCAATGGAGTCAAGGTAGTCCACAAAGAAGCATATGGTTAAAATGGAAAAAACAAGGTAAAAAAACAAAGAAACACGTTGCTGTGATTGATGGTTTATATTTAATTGCGGTACAAACAGGAACCTTTGGTTCACCTGGAGATGCTATAACAGTAGTACTAAGAGATAATACTAGTTTTGATGCTATTATTGCAGATACCAAAAAGAAAACCGACCCTAGAAGTTCTTCTTATGGTCATTATTATGGTAATAAAGAATCTATAGTTGAATGGGAATTGCATAATGGTAAATATAAATCAGTAGATTTAGGTAGTTGGGAAGGTAAAAAAGTTAAGTGTATTAAAAATAAAGGTAAATATATAAAATAATCAATTTAATTTTTATAGGAGGTATATTATAATGATTATTAAGGTAAAAGAAAACAAAGAACAAGATAAAATCAATAAGGAATTATTAGATTTTGACTATGTTGAACCTGAAGAGCAAGAACAAATTGAACAACTAGAACTTTATCGAGATGAGGAATATAACAAAGAAAAGTATGATACTACTTTTAAAAAAGTTATAGACAACGATGATGATTTTAGTTTTAAGGATAATGAAGAAAAAATAGATTTATAGGAGAGATTAGATGCCTTATACAAATTCTATTAAACATCCTAAATGTTTCAATGTTTATAGTAAAACAACTCAAACATCAGATGATTATTTAGATTCAATTCAACAATCATTAAGAAATTTATTACTATCATCTAAAGGCGAATTATTAGGTGACCCTAATTATGGTACAGATATAATGAAGCTAATGTACGATAATAATAATCTTGAATTAAATTATGCTCTTAAAAAAGATATTGTTAATCAAATAAATATTTATGAAAAGAGAGTGTATATAACTCAGGATAATCTTACTTTTGTCAATGATAGGAATAAATTATATTTAACATTAAAGTTTTTAATTAAAAGAACAGATGAAATTTTTGAGATGGAAATCTTTTTAAGAAATAATGAAACATATAGTGAAGAAGGAGAATTATAAAAAATGTCAACATCGAATATTAATTTAGATGCATCTGAATTAAGTTACACATCTAGAGAGTATAAGACTATATTTGAAGATTTATATAATACTATTCCAGAATTAACTTCTAAATGGTATACTACAGAAGAAACAGACCCTGGTATTGTATTATTAAAACTTATATCTATGTTTGGTGATATGTTATCATATAACCTAGACCAAAAAGTTTTAGAAATGTTTCCTGCAACAGTACAGGAGAGATTTAATGCAGAACAAGTATTTGGTTTAACTGGATATAAAATGCCTTGGTTTAGGTCTAGTACGTGTAATGTTACAATTACTAATGAAGTAGAAGGAGATATAATTTTACCAAAATTTGTAGCTTTAACAACTACTACATATGCAGGGTATTCTAATATAGATTATGTTCTTATTAATGAAGAAGAAAAATCAATCGTTGGTAAAACAGAAGAGACCTTTACAGCCGTAGAAGGTACATTAGTATCACCTTCAGAAAATATAAATTTATATTTATTTGGTATAAACGATTGGCACGATGCTTATGGATATAATATGTATTCATCTGAAATTACAGATGATGTATATTATTTACCTAATTATAATGTAGACCAAGACCATATTTGGTTAGTAGATAGTAATGATAATGAATGGACATTAGTTGAAGATATAGATTTAGAAAACACTAATCCATATTGTTTTGAATTTAGAACAGATGCTAGTGGTCCAAGAATTAGACTTAAATCGGGCTGGAATAAAAATGGTAATATCAACTTTAAGCTATTTTATATATTATCAAGCGGAGCTTCGGGTCAAATTTCTGTTAATCAAATAAATTCTATTGATACTCCTTTGTATACAAGAGTTCAGATAGATAATACTAGTGATAATACTAAATATGTAGTTGTAGAAGAAAATACATATTCTATTACTAATGAAGCTTCTACTTTAGGTTATTATCCAGAAATGCCTAATGATGCTAGAGTTAATTATAAGAAATATAGAAATACAGTAAATACTTTAATTACATTAGACGATTTTACTAATGTTGCTAATAGAGATATTAGAGTAAAAAATGCTAGAGCCACCGATATTCAAACTGACCCTGACCAATGGGAAGGACACTCATTGAATGATTATCAAATTAGACTGTATGTAATTAGAGAAGATACTGAAGCTGATAACGTAACATTATCGGCTGACTTATTGACTGAATTACATAAATATAAAAATGCTTTGTTAGATGTAGATATTGTTTTAATGGATGAATATCCTGAAGAAGATGATACAAATTATAGTTATCATTATTATTATTGGCAGCCTAAAGCAACTTTATATTTGACTAAGCCAGTAACTACAGATACAGCTCAAATAATTTTAAATAAAGTAGATGCTGTTTTAAATGAAGCTTTTTCTTTAAGAAATGTAGAGTTTAATGAGGTTCCTAATTATTTAGATGTAATAGAAACTATAAAACATTGTTCATCATTAATAAATTATGTAAATCTTAAAGATATAGAATATTTTAGTAAGAATGAAGTTAATGATGATTATAGAGTAAATGATTATGAAATTACTGGTGTCTTAAATGAGAAGATACAGAGTTCAGATTATTCTAAGTATTATTCAGACGATGATGATTTTGGACAATCATTCGATTTCTATTTATATGGTCCAGATTCTATAGAATATTATAAAGAAATAAATCATCAATCTGTTTATCCAGGTTCACTCGTAATTCAAATAGGTGATGATGTAATTACAGATAATTGTTATGGTGAACTAATATCTTATAAAAAAGATGTTTTAGTAGATAGTTCAGTTCAAACAGAGGAAGATACTATAGGAACTAATTTTATTGATTATACTACAGGAAGAGTTAACTTTACTTTAAGCTATGAGGCTACAGCTAATATGAAAATTTCATTCGAGTTAAATAGAGTTAATGCTTGTAAGTATAATGAAAACGCTTTAAATAGTGTTGTAATTTCACCAGAGTATTTAAAATAGGAGTAAATAAATGATTAAATCAAAGGCTTATGTACCAGACACCTATCACGATGAGTCAAGAGATTATCAAGTACTTTTAAATCTTATAGACTTAGTAGTAAATAATATATATACAAAGACAGGTCATATGGAAGATTTACTAAATCCAGATACCTGTCCTAATGAATTTTTACAATTACTGACTAATTATGTTGGGTATGATTATGACTACTTAGAAGATTATGATGTTAATAGAACAATCATAAAATACTTTACTAAGTTACTTAAAAATAAAGGTAGTAGAACTGGTATAATGTTAGCGGTTTCTTTAGCTACTATTTCATCAAGACATCAAACAACTTTAGACTTAAATAAGTATAGTAGTATTGATATTGTAGAAATAGAAACATTTAATGAAAAACATAAGGTCATAAATGTATATGTTCATAATACAGAATACTTAACTAAACTAACATACTTATTAGATAGAGTAAGACCTGCTGGAGTTAAGATTAGAATCTTACCATCTACAGTTCTTAATAATGTTAGTAAGTTACAAACTCATACATTCGTATCTGTCGATACTCCTGAATATACTTCAGAAAGACATACTATTGATGATTCAAAAGTTAGTAAGGGTAATATTGTATATTTTGAAGATAATACACCAGAAAATACTACTGATGATGATTATACAATTAAACATAAATAATATTAAAAGAGAGGAATTATATAATGCTTAAAAAAAGTCAAGTGAGTTATACAGTCAATGTTAGTGTTAAAGAAATTGATAAGATAACACACAAAGTGTATAACGAAGTTAAAGGTAGTAATCGTGCTACTCGTAATGCGTTATATGGAATTATTAAATTTTTAAATGGAGAATTTAACCCGTCTATAAATGATTACATTAATTCTGTGAATAAATTTATTCCTAGATTTATTGCTTTAGGTAAAGGTTCCAGTATAGTTAGAGTAAATGATACTTCTTTAGATGAGGAATATTTAGTCGATGGAAATCCTTGTAGAATTAGAATAAATGATTCTGAAGTGGTTAATAATAAAAATAATCCATATATGAAGTTGATAACTAAAACATATATTTCAGATGATATGTATGATAATCAGACATTTACAGAGTTAGGGTTATTTAGTACAGAAACATCTCAGTCTTGCTGGGCAAGAGTTGTAATGGATAAATCTTTTAAAAAGTTAGATACTACAGTATTAGAAGTTACTTGGGAGATTTCAGTTATCTCTCCTTCAGGAGAAGATGATTATAAAATGGATTATATAAAACTTATAGATAGAAATGAAACTGAAACAACAGAAGTATCATTAGAAGTTGAAACAAAAAGTAATCTTGTAGATACTACTGATTATTCATATTTATATTTAACAAATATAGATGTGCCAACAGATTCACATTTTAAAATTTATCCAGTGGTTAGTGGTGATGAACAAGACCCTATAGAGATAACGAGTCATTTAATAAAAGGTACTGTTGTAAATGTTAGTGGGTATGATGGAGTTAAATTTTATATATCTGAAGAGGAAAGTTCTGGAGAAACATACTCATTTAAGTATAAACTCATTGAAGAATATGCGGAAGAAGATGTTGTTTCTTATTCACTCTACATAGATGGAACACGAAACTCCGAAGGAATTACTAATAATGAAATAATTTATACTAAACACGATTACACAGGAGCTCCAATTGGAACACCGCATACGTTCACAATAGATATAGATAACGAAACTGGTGAATTAAAAATAAATGATGTTACAATAATATCAGAATACTAATAAATAAAAAGGAGAAAAAGATATGCCAAATTATTTAAGTCCAGATTATATTAAAGTATATCCTGCAGTAAATTCACCTAATGATGGTGATATTAATACAGAATATAATGCTAAAACTTTAGCAAAATCCTCATCGAGTAGAAATTATATATTAAGTGGATTTAATTTTATTTCTAGTACTAATAATGATACATTTAAATTAGGTATAGATACAGATGATAGTTCTATTCGAGGTTCTTTTGTAATAGACGGATATTATGTAGAGATTTATAAAAATTTAGAATTTACGTTAAGTACAGACTCGGGTGCAGCTATTGTATTTGCTATACCTCACTATGCTGATAATACTACTCCAGATAGAATTAAATGGGAAAAATCGCAGCATTTAACTGGTGTAGAAGGAACAGAATTTCAAGGTATTAGATTTGAATGTCTATCCGCTATAGATTTAAATAGTGATGAAGAAAATCCTGATTATGATTTTAATCCTACTCATTATTCATATACAGATGACCCTGGAAATACGTTACCAAGTTATGCTTTAATGGTAGGTTTAGTTAAATATAATTCAGAGACTTCTAAATATATTTCGAGCTTAATGAATATTGCTAAATGGGAATATTCTAAAATAAATGCTGAGGATGTTGCTTTACCTGATTTGAGTAATTTAGATGGAGAACACGATTTTTCATCATTAATCCCATTGAAGGTTAATAGCGATGAAACTATATATCCACATACATTAGCAGAATACTTAAAAGATATAGATAATGTATATGTTCATAAATATATCGATGATACTAAATGTGGAAAATTATACTTTCAAAATACATCACAAGAAGAGTCTTATAATAGAAGAAGTATAGTATATAATAATAATGATAAACTAATCATAGATGTTTCTAAAACAGAGAGTAGATTACTTGACATTATAGGAGATTTGACTGCAGAGAGAGTTTTTAATGCTGTATATAATGACTATGCAGAATTATACGAAAAAGACGATATAGAGGAAAAAATAAACCCTGGTGATGTGATAGAGCTTAATCCAGACACTGGTAAATATAGAAAATGCATAAATACTCAATCTAAATTAGTAGTAGGTATTTGTTCAGATTCTTATGGACATTTAATTGGCGGAGATAAAGATAAAACATTAGAAGAGAATTTAAAGAAATATATTCCAGTTGGTTTAATTGGTAGAGTATATGCTAATACAGATGATAAAACTTGTGAACCTGGAGATTTAGTAATGTCTACTAATGAGGGTAAAGTTGCGACATATAAAAATGTTGTTATAAAAGTTAATGGAGTACTTGATGACGATAAAACAGGAAGAATTATTGGTAAGTGTTTATCAAAAACAGAAGATGGAAAAGTATTAATTCAAATTATGTTAGGTTAAAATAAATTAAGAAAGGTTTTTGATTATGGCTCAAAAATATAAAATTTGGACAGATGGTAAAATATATATTAATGAAAAGCCAATTAATATAAATGGCGTATTAGATGATTTAGTTGTGTTATCACCTAAAAGTGAAATTAATATAAGTAATATACAATTTTATATTGATTTCGATGTATTTAGAAGTTATCCAAAATTTAAAATTATACCCAAAATACAATTTATAAAGAACGGACAAAAATCTAATTGGATGACTTTAGTAGATGCTAGTCAAAATATTCTTCCTATAGAAAAGTTTTTCTATGGAGAAGATAGACAAGATTTTGCTAGATGGGTTAAAGTAGATGGTGATACTTCTTCTAAATTTGAAAAAGGAAGAAGAAAAAAATTCATTGATAAAGGTACAGCATATTCTCACGATTTATCTGTAATAGATTATCCAGGAACTTTGCATTTTACTCCCGAGTTTGGTTCACAGGAAATTCCTAATAAGAGTGAACCCGATGATTTCAAATTAGTAAAAAGAATACTAACTAAAAGTGCTAGTAAAGACCATACTAAATACAGATTAAGTGGCAATGCTATGAATTGGATAACTAGAGCAGAAAATGCAGATTATGATTCTGGTTATTATGACACTAGCTCTGGTATGTGGGTGTATAAAAAAGGTACAGACATAGCTTATAAACAAAAAGATTTCATAGATTTTAGAATGAAATTTGGTATTTATAAGTTTAATAAATCTACTGGTGAATACAATGATGAATCTAATGAAGTATATAGCACAGATTATAAAAGTAATGCTTATTCAGAAGATAATCATTTATTAAGAGATACTATTTTTAGAGTTTATTTGTCACCAGATATTATAAATAATGAATCACTTAAATATGTAAAAAATATTTTTGGTAAAAATTTTAGTGGAGAAACTATTTATGATTATAATAATAACTACTATAAAGGTAGTTTTATTTGGAATACAAACAAGAATCCACTATCAGGAAGAATTGCTTTTAATGATAGTTCAGAGACAAATAGACTATTAATTGATTATACTCATTATGATGGAACAGATTATAGTGGATATTATCCAGGTCCTGCTACAGGTTCAAGTTTTAATAGAAAAGTTTTAAATAAATATAAATTTAAAGTTTTAGCCGCAGATGATATGAAGTTACTAGAAGATTCTGAATATAGACAGTATTCTTCTGATTATAGATTTACTTCTCCATATTCTGTGTATACTGGAAACTTGCCAGGAAGTATAAACTTAAATGATTTCAAGAATCGTGATTTGTTAATTACTTCAGGAGTTGGTTATGAAGTATCAGAGTTTGCTTCTAATAGTAGAATAGGTGAAACATATTATTATCCTTATTATGTTAAATACTGGCCAGATGATGATTTACGTCCTAGAGGTTATTTAAATATTAAAGATAGTAGAGAGCAGAAACTTTATCATTATATAAGTCCTTCTGTTGGAGGAAAGATAGAGTTTTATAATAAAGTAAATAATGAATATAAAGATTTAACTAAAAAAGATAATAAAGAGTGTATAGGATATAATAATGTATTAAGCTTTAAATTTAAGAGAAATATTGGTAGATGGATTTCTTCATTAAATGATGGAGATAAATATATAATACAACTTAAATTTACATATCGTTTGAATGGAGATACATCAGATACAGTAGTTATATATAATGTAAGTAATAAGATATTTAAAGGAAGTACAAATATCTCTGTAAGTGATGCTGAAAAGGCTACAGAAGAAACTATTTTTGATTTACCAGCATTTAGTTCAATGCTTCCTGGAATTTTTAAAGAGAATACATTTGCTGATGTGAAAATTGAAGCTTTTTATAATCACTGCTATGGAAATAGTGCTTATGGATATTCAAACTCAATTAATAATTATACAACAGAATCAGCTAAAATATTTACAACTAAATTAAGAATTTATGAACAATTATTAATAACCGCAGACACTCCTGAATGTGTATTTTATGATGAAGATAATAATCTATGTGAATCTATATTTGAATCTAGTGAAAATATGATAGTAGATTTTAACACATATGCTAAACTAAATTGTGTTAATATTAAAAATATTAATTCAGTTTTAGCCTCATATGTGCCTAATCATTTCATAGATGAGATTGCCTTCAATACATTAGTAACTGATAGTTCAAATAGTCCTAAATGGTCACAAGTTATTAGACACACTAGTTTACCAGGACAACCTCCTCTTGGATATTTTTATTTTAGTGAGGATACTAATTGGATAAAAGATTCATACATATATGGACCCGGTGTTTTACTTTGGGGTACTAAAGATTCAGTTGGACCTTTATCTAATATGCAAATAACAACTAAAGATATTAACTGTATAAAAATTAGCAATACTCAAATTCAAATCAATCTTTCAAGTATGGAATCTTATCTTGGTTATTTAGAAGTTACAGGAAAAACATCTGATAATCAAACGATAACATTGAAGGCTTGGTTTAGAAATGATAATCAAAAACCTACGGCATTTAAAACAGAAAGTACTCCATATGATGAGGCTTTTAATAATAAACCTTTAGGTTTAGTTGATACTTCTGCTTTTAGCAATTTAGTAAATTCTGATAATTCTAGAAAATTAGATATATTATTTGGAATATTAAATTATAATAACAATCAATATACAGATAATTATTATTTGTTATTTGATTTACAACAAGAAACAGATGTTGAACATTTTGGTGATTTATCATTTATATTAAAATCTACAAATATGATTGATATTTATCCACCTAGCCAAGTTACACAATTTTTTAATAGTGTAACATTTGTTTTAGAAACATCTATAGATGGTGAAACTTGGACTCAAGTTAGTACTGCAACTATTACTACTTCTAATATGCATTCTACTGAACTATCTTTTGATGATGTTACTTGTAGATATATTAAATTGGAGTTATCAGATATTTCTTTTAATACAAATTATAATACAGATAATGTTGATATGGGTGTAGTTAAAGTAAATTGTGATATTTCAATTACAACTAATGACTATAATATAACTCAAGCTAATGTGGAAGTCTACGAAGATTTATCTAAAACAAGTAAAATTTGCGACATAGATTATAATAATCTAGATGATGACATTGGAAGTAAAATTTTAAATACTACAAGTAATGAGTTATATATCTTTAATAAAACAGATTGTTTATTGACTGAAAATAATTTTAAGTTAGTTCCAATCAATAATATGGATATTTACAATTCAAGAAATTACTATAAAACTTGGTCTACACCAGTTAAAAATAATAGTGGTAATTATGATGATTATATTTTTACAGGATGTGTATGTAATTATGACGTTAAAGTATTAAATACTAATTATAATAAAACACCTATTACACTTTATAAATATACACTTCAAGCAGATAAGATAAAAAATATGAATCGAGGTCAATCACACGCTGACGAAACTGATGGTACAGAAAATCGTTTCTATTTCTATTACAACAGAAGTGATGTATCTAATTCTTTACCTGGATACATAAGTGATTCTGATATTGAAAAAATTGATTGTGTATATGGTGATGTTGTAGATATTCCTCTAACTCCAATTTCTGGAGATACAGAAGAAAATACAATAACCGTTTTATTAATGGAATTAGATTCATTAGATGATACTTCTATGAACAATGTTTTAGTATGGTCAGATACAAATTGTAATTCTATATTATTTAATAAATCTGATATTGAAAGTGGTCAAGTATCATTTACATTAGCAGTGGGACAAAATGATATAGTTCCTAGTGATTTTAAAATTATTCCTAAAAATTTAATTTCTACGAGTCTAGATAAGAAATTTGAATGTAATGATTTGATAGGAATGGGTGGTTCAGGAACTCCATTCTATAATCAAAAATTTACAGGAATAAGTTCTATTAAAAACTTTAATAGAGTCTATAGAGTAAAAGCAGATACTACATATTATTTTCCAGATATTGATGTAATATTAGATAATGTTTCACATTCTGAGATTGGTAATTTTGAAGTAAGCATACAATTTTATACTAAAGATGGTAAAACTGATGAGTCAGTAAATCCTGGATTGTGGAATCAAATAATATATAAAAATACTGACCCTGTAGTATCATTAACTTATATAGATTCACCTGCTCATAATTCATTAAAAGACGGAAATAATAGAATAATGGGTGACCCTTATTATATGACTATTAACTTTTCATTAAATGAGGCTGCTACTATGATAGAAGATTATTTCTATCTATCTGAAGAACCTGGAATATCTAAATCAGTGAATGATAATGATTTTAAAAGAGAATTAGTTGGAAATGGTCTTTATAAATATACTTGGGACATTCCACAAAATATTTTAAATAGTTATATTTCAAATATTGATTATAATATTAAATTCTTACCAGTAAATTTAAATGATAAATATGAATATGACGCTACACAAAGAAGATGTATAAACAAAGGTTCTACATCACATTATGAAATGAATCTTAATTATATATCTGATACAGGTATATTTAAATCTAAAATAGGTAGAGGTACAAATCCTAATAGAATTGCTACATATAATAATCGTCAATACTATTATGATGATACTTGGACTAGTACTTTAGGATTATCTGTACCTAATTCCAATATTACAAGATATAAGTTTAATTTGATACAAGAAGCTTTATGGGTAGAGAATGCTTATACTAATTGCTTAGAACAAATATATTATGTTCAACCTAATACTTGGTATGTAGTATGTAACGCTGATAGTGTTGAATTTTTCAAAACGGCTTCAAAAATGGAAGCTAATTTAAATATATTCTATGCCGCAAATAATATAGAAGTTTCAAATAGTGCTGTTACTAATAATAGACCTACAAATAGTTCAAATTTATTTAATAATACATCACATCATCCAATGTTAGCTTATTCGGGTAATAATGGATATATTATGGTAGTTAAACAAAAAAGACTTTCTGTAATATCTTCAAATCTAGATGATAAGATTCAAGTATATTACGAAAATAATTCTAATTATGCTTATAAATTAAATGTATACGATATTGGACCTAATAATAGTGATTCTACTAGAGCTATTACCTTTAACAAGGGAGTAAAGCATTTTGGATATGTGGAAAAAACAGATAATACACAGGCGGGCATTGTTGTATGGAGAAATGCTTGGCAAGGTATTTATCGAGGCATTCCTCATAATACAAATGAGAATGAAGAGTTGTATTTAAATTTAACTAGAAATACTTCTTATTCAATAGTAGTAATACATAAAAATATTAAAGATTATAAGGCTGAAATTACTAAAGGTTATGAATATTTAACTCTTACTACTGAGTTAAGAACAGGTCTACCTAATTTTAATAGTTTTAGATTTATATCTTCATTAGAAGATATGTCTATTAAATATCCTAAATTAACTATAGATGATATTAATGACTATAATAATATTTTAAATGTATTTAATGATTCTAATACATCTATGGTTATCAATTCACCTTATGATGATGATATAAATACCTATATTCAAACTATTAGACCTGGTATATATACACATTCTAGACCATCTGGACAATCTGACCCATATAATCCAGATTATACATATATGTATCATCGTAGTCCTAGATTAGTTCATAAATATCAAGGATATGATAATCCTATTTGGAATAGTTTTAGATTACCAGCTAATCAATCTGGAACTATAAAGACAAGAAATAGTTATCAGAATATATTAATTTATAATAATTCTGATAGTAGTTTATTAGTAGATTTATATGATGCGTATGATAATTTGTTAAACGATGAAACTATAACTATTAGTGGGGTTGGAAAAACTAGAATTAAATTAACTCAATATGGAGATGTTTATGATGTAAAAATACATAGTAGTTATGTTGTTAATTGTTCTTATATATTATACAATGATTATGTTTTAGACTCACTTGATGTTAAAAGATTTGATGAATCTGATTCAACATTCATTTATAACTATGATTCAGAAAGAAAACAATTAAATTATAAATTAAATACAAGCTTAATACCTGCTACAAATATTGATATTTATTATAATATATACTTTGAGTGGTATAAGAGATTACACATAAATGCTCTTGGAAAATCTTTTGAAATTCCATATAAAAATTATATAGATTTAAATCTAAATAGAATAGAACAGAAATATATTTCTGAACAATGTAATAAATTCTACGCTAATAGTAATATGGATGATAAATATGAAGATAATCCAGAGTTTATTTCAGGAGAGAATTATATTAAATATGATTATTATTTTGATTCTTATGGTGTAGATGATTTCTCTGTTCAGAATGGAAAACAATCTGTATATAAAATAGAATATCCTTCTAAAAGAGAACAGTATGAGATTTTGCCATTAAGTTTTTACGATGATTTATTTAGTATTTTAGGTGTAATAAATTATAAGATAAATTATTATATTAAAAATGGACTAATGAAAATTAGTAGACTTCCAAATGAAGTTGGAGATGTAATTGAAAGTATATTCATACTTGCAGATTTCCGTTCACTAATCACAGTCTATTCAGGAAATATAAAGATTTATGCTTATGATAATGAAGGTAATAAAACACTTGTTAATATGGATTACTTACGAGATGATGTTATTTATCGTATGTCCTGGATTGTATTTGGTGAAAACTGTTGTTACGTAGAAATAGTACTTTTGGAAGACACTGAAGTAACAATAAATCAACTTTTAAGAAGTCTTTATATATTACCAGAAACTTATCAAGAACATAATTGTAGTGTGTTAAGACTACCTACAACTAAAAATTATTACTGGAATAATGAGTCCGAGGTTAATTTAGATAATTATAGTTATGTAAATTCTGAAAAAGAGATGTTGATTAAACCCATTATACACGAACCTTCATCTACTACAGTTATTCCTACAATGGAAGATAATACAGATTCTTGGAGTCCCTCAAATATCTCAGATACTATTAGATATACTTATAATGAAGATAAGGTAATTAACACTTTAACGGTTAAAACGAGAAAAAGAAGTAATTATTTTATTCAAGTTCAATATAAAAGTAGTGAACAGTCTAATTATCAATATATAACAGATTCTGACGGTAATATTATTACATTTAGTGATTTTAATAAAGATTGTTTAAACATTAAAACTTTCAACTTTAAAAACATTAAAGCTAATCAAGTTGTAATAACATTTAATTATGAAGAAAAGTATGATACAGATGTTGATATAACTGAAGATGAATATTACTTTATAGGATTTAGTGATGATTCTTATAATGATTTATCATTTATAGATTCATCTAATCATACATATGTAGATTGGGGATGTGTTCCTGGATTATATCCTACTACTTTTAAAGATAATACAATTTGGAGTGACTCTTCAAAATATTTATCATTTACTAGAGATAATAAAATTTATATGTTGTATACTTCTGTAAGTAATAATGATTATGTTAGTTCAGTTGAATATGATTCTTCTTCTGACACATTCATTATTAACTTTAATCAAAATGTTGCAAGATTACTTAAACTAGATGATAATACAGAGATAATCACAACTCAATCAACTAGAACTTCAAGTGGAGTAACTAAAAATATATTACTATATAGTTTAAAGGTATATAATGTAAGTGAATTAATCAAGTATAATTATTTTTCAATTCCTTATGGTTTTGCTAGTTGGGTAGATTATGAACATAATATAATAAATATAAGTAAGAGATATTTATATTTAAATTCTACAAATTATCATAATAATGATAATAAGTATAATATATTACCAGTCATT